CGTTGCAAACTCTGCTCTGTCTGGTGGTTCATTCACCATCGGCGCTCCGGGCCTTCGCTACGCAGAAGCAGATAACGATGCCATCACCATCGGCAACAGCTTTACCGCTAACGTAGCATTCCATCGGACTGCTATTGAACTCGGTATTCGTCCCCCGGCTCTCCCGGCTGGTGGTGATGCCGCTGTTGACATCATGACCGTACAGGACCCCTACTCAGGTCTGGTATTCGAAATTGCAGTCTACAAGGGCTACATGAAGACCATGATCGAAGTTCGTGCCCTGTTCGGCGTGAAGGTTTGGAAGCCCAACCACGTTGCGCTTCTGCTCGGCTAATGTTGATCGGGTCGCGCCAGTAGGCGCGACCCATCTCTAACGAGGATTGAGCATGACCGAGAAAAAGGAAAAACAGGAAAAGGCCGTAGGCTTTGTGGTTCTCAAGCGAGATCCCGAAATCTACCCGCCTCCGTATGAAGTAGCTGTTCCGCCTTCAGAGGTGGACAACTACAAGGCTGGCGGATACGAGCCAGCCTAACCTATCGGGGAGGCTCCCAGATTCCTGTGCTGGTTCTTGCTTCCCCACCTAATTTTGAGGATACCGCGATGCCCCTGAAAAAAGGCTACAGTCAGAAATCAGTGAGTGCGAACATCAAGACCGAGATGAAGTCGGGAAAGTCGCAAAAGCAAGCGGTAGCCATTGCGCTATCCACCGCGCGTAAAGCCAAAGCAAAGGCCAAGAAATGAAAAGGTATTGCTCACGCATTGCCGTCAAGCCGACGACCTTTACTGAAGACACTGGCTATCAGTCTTGGTACAACTCAGACGTTTTGTCTGTTCGACTGATTCGGATGCACTTGCAGTTGGATTCAGCAGATGCCGGTGGAACGGGAAATTCCATCTATGGCTGGCAGAGGATCAAGGGACATCCGACAGGCGGTGATAGCATAATTCCTACTCGGTATGACAATAACGAAGAACCGAGCAAGATGATTATCAATCGCGCCAATGGCGGATTGACCATGAACGGCGTGACTCGCGAAACCTATTTCCTTGAGCGTTCTATCGTCAGCAAAACCACGGGTTCAGCATCTACGATTGACTTCGACCATCTTGAAGGCTTCATTCTGCTTCCGGGCGAAGGGATTTTGATATTTGCAGACAATACGGTTATCAATGGGTCGGGTGTCTACGGCATGATTGAGTGGGTGGAAGAATGACACTAATCGTTGAAGATGGCACGGGTAAGGACAACGCAGAAAGCTACATCAGCGTAGCGGATGCGGACACCTACCACAGCAACAGAGGCAATACTGCTTGGGCGGCACTTACAACCGCCGTGAAGGAACGACTGCTCCGTATTGCGACTGACTACATGGTGGCGGTTTATCGCCTCCGCTGGGACGGCTACAGGTACGTCAACACGCAGGCGCTCGACTGGCCCCGAATCTATGTTCCTATTAGGGACATTTGCTCAGTCAATGCTTACCCTGAGTATGTTGACTTTGATGTGGTTCCCAATCAGGTCAAGAATGCCTGTGCTGATCTTGCGCTGAAAGCCAATTCTGAAACTCTTTTGGAAGATCAGAGTCAGCAGACGATTCGCGAAAAGGTCGGGCCGATTGAAGTGGAATACGACAAGTTCAGCCCACAATTCAAGCGGTATTTGCAGATCGAGAACAGTTTGAGCATTTATTTTGCGTCCAGTGCAAATCAAGTAAAGTTGATGAGGACCTAATGGCCGCACTTGACGCAAAGGCTAGGGCTACTGCACTCAAACTGCTGAATAAGTTTGGCAAGAGCGTCACTTTGACGAAAGTGACTGAGGGAACTTATGACCCTACTACGGGTGAATTGTCATCAGGCAGTACGTCAACAGAGATCCCCAAGGCGTTAATTGAAGATTTCAATGGCGTGGACTATGTATCCGGTCTGGTTGAAAAGGGTGATCGCAAGGTCACAACTCCTGCATCTGGATACACAGAGCCCAAGCCCAATGATCGATTCACAGTCGGCTCAGATGTGTATACGGTCATTGCTGTTGAAACGGTTTGGTCAGGTGAGCAAGCGGCTATCTACGTCTCACAGGTGCGTAAATGAGCATGAAGGACATCACCGATAAGATGAACGGTGATATCGATAAGGATATCCGTGGCAGAACGATAGAGTTGTTTAAGGCTATCATTCTAACCACCCCGGTAGGCAACCCAGATTTATGGAAAATAAACCATCAGTCTGCCGCGTATAACCGGGCCGTTTCAGATGAAAATTATCGCTTGCGCCAAGATCCAAGCAACCTAACCAAAGCAGGACGGTTGAAGAAAGGGCGTAAAGTCAACGATAGCATGGACATCAAGAAACCTGATGGGTATGTTGGTGGACGCGCAAGAGGAAATTGGCAATGTTCTATCGGCGTTCCGATACCGAATGAAATTGATCGTATTGATGGCACTGGCGCGGGACCTATAGCAGATGTTTTGGCTACGGTTAAGGCCGGAGAAATCAACTATCTGTCCAACAATGTGCCATACATACGGCGGTTAGAATATGAGCGTCATTCAAGCCAAGCACCAAAGGGTATGGTACGAATTGCCATTCAACGCTTCGGTTTGGGTGAAAGTACATGAGCATCGTCAACATTAGAGCCGCACTAGAAACTAGGTTGAATGCCATGTCACCGGCCCTTGCGACAGCATGGGAAGGAGTGCCGTATACTCCTGTGACAGGAACACCGTATCAGCAAGTCGATTTGCTGTTATCTGCAACCGAGAATCCTACATTGGGTGATGCCATGTATCGGGTCACAGGATTTATGCAGGTTTTGTTGTGCTATCCACCGGGAACAGGCCCGAAGGCGGCGGCAACGAGGGCTGAATTGGTTAGAGACCAGTTTCGGCGTGGATTGGGTCTATCGTCAGGCGGTACTGATGTTCTGATTGATCGCACCCCAACGATTGCACCGGCAATCATTGATGGAGATCGTTACCGTGTTCCGGTCACGATCTACTTTTCGGCAGACATTTTTCCTTCGTAAGAGGTAGACACAAATGGCAAATATCGCACAAGGCGTAAGCAAGATTCTTGCTTACAAAAAGCAATCTGGACTGGGCTCACCGGCCTCTGGCTCTGGTGGTCAACAGCTTCGTCGCACCAGTTCAACGATCAACCTGACCAAGGAAGCGTACCAGTCAGCGGAAATCCGTCCTGACCAGCAGATCGCGGACTACCGTCATGGCCCCAAGCAGGTCACTGGTTCAATCGCGGGTGAAGTTTCACCGGGAACCTACAAGGATCTGATGGCATCAGTTCTGCGTCAGGACTTCACCGCTGTTTCTTCCATGACTGGTTCAGCGATCACGCTGGTAGCCTCTACCGGCGTGATTACTTTCCAGACCGGCAACCCGCTCACTTCTGGCATTAAGATCGGCATGGTGGTTCGTCTTTCTGGTGGTACGCTCGTTGCGGCTAACACCGGCAAGAATCTTCTCGTAACTGGCGTAACCGCAACCACTTTGACTGTCAGCCCTCTGAATGGCGTGGCTCTCGCCAATGAATCCACTTCAGTCACTGGCGTTACTGTTGCAGTACCAGGCAAGGTGTCTTATGTTCCTGAGTCATCTCAGACGCATGATTACTACACCGTCGAACATTGGTTCAGCGACATCTCACAGTCGGAAGTCTTCTCTGACGTTTGCATCACCAATGCCGCAGTCTCTGTACCGGCTACGGGCCTTGCAACCGTCAACTTCCCGTTGGTTGGTCTTGGTATGTCAACCGGCGCATCACAGATCCTTACCTCTCCGTCATCTATTAGCACTTCTGGCGCTGTAGCTGGCGCAAACGGGCTTCTGTTCGTTGGTGGATCTGCGGTTGCAGTTGTTACCGCCATTGACTTTGACGTCAACGGCAACACGGTGGCGGCTGACGCAGTGGTTGGTTCCAACAACCGCCCTGACGTATTCCAAGGCACTGTTGGCGTAACCGGCAACATGACGGTCTACTTCACCGATGCAGTCTTCCGCGACTACTTCATTGACGAAACGGAAGTCGCAGTCAATGTTGTGATGACCACTTCCAATGACAAGGCCGCTGATTTTGTCAGCTTCCAGATGAGCCGAGTCAAGGTGGGTGGTGCAGACGTTGGTGACGGCCAGAATGGTCTGACCCGCACCTTCCCGTTCGTTGCTCTCAAGAACACCGCTGGCGGTGCTTCTGCGGCGAACTACGCATCAACCATCATGGTGCAAGACTCTGCGGCGTAAAGTCGCAAGTAACCGAGAGGGGGCCTCACACGCCCCCGCTCACCTTTTGTTAAAACAGGAACCGAACATGAATAAAACCACAGGAATTTCGTTGGACGATCTTAATCTGGTCGCCGCGAGTGAAAACTCTTTTGAGTTTGAATACTTTCGCCCCGATGGACGGCCTACAGGCGTCCATATCAGCGTTTTGGGATCACAGGCTCCCAAGGTACAGGAATGGATCAGAAAGACGCTTAATCGTCGCCGTACACAGGAAGCCATTGCGGCCAAGCGCGGCAAGGAAGTTGAGCGACTGATCGAAGATGACGAACAGTTCGGCATCGAAGCGGCGGCTATCCGTGTCTGCGGATGGCGTGGCATTGCAGAAGCCTATAGCCCCGAAGCGGCGCTTATCCTTTGCACCAACAACTCAGAAATCAGGGAACAGATTTTTGAGGC